CTTTTGGTTGATCTTGAGTCATTATAATCTTTTTGATAAACTCCGCTAAACCTCCTGTAGTTCCCATTTCCATTTCCATTAATTCTGCTTTTGAAAGATTGAAGAAGAAATCTTCACTTCTTTCTACCCCATTATAATCAGTATATTTAATATTTTTCTTTAACATACAATTTTTCTCCCTTCTAATTAAAAAAGAAAAGGGTCAGGCGAATAAACGAAAGACCCTATTTCTATAAGTTTTTATTATCCAGCAATTACAGTAATTGCTTGAGTAGTTGTCTTAGTTGCTCCACCGCTAGTATAACTAATAGTTACTGTTTCATCAGTAGTAGCTAAAGCTCCACTTGGTGTGATAGTATAATTAGTTACTGCAGCAGTAGTGTTATCAGTATAAGTAGCTGTTACAACCATACCAGTAGCATCGAAAGTTTCTCCAGCAGTATATGAAGTTTTAGTAGGTGCTGTAGTAATAGCGATTGAAGATACTTCTTTACCACTAATTATACTTAATACTTCATCTGGTAATGGTAATCTAGCTTCACCATTTTCACTACCATATAAAATAGCTTCAATAGCAGCTAACTTTTCAGCAGTTGTTTTAGTTGAATCAATAACTAAAGATGCTGTTGGTTTAAAACCAGTTACGTCTACTGGAGTTGTACTTAATTCCCATGAGAAAGTAATTGCTTCTGGACTATCATTGATAGTAGCATAAGCTTTTTCTGATGGTGCAGCAAGTGCTCCATAGATAAGATGGATTTTGTATCCAAGATCAGAATCTATATCATTACCGATCTTAGTTTGATAAGACATACCAAATGTTTTACGTTTTTGTTGTCCTATTGAAACGCCATCTGTTAATTCTACTTCTCCATTGCAAGCAGCAAATTCATCTGGATAAGTATAAGCTTCAACTGTAGCTTTAAATTCCTCAGCTGACATTAAATTTAAATATTTAATATTATCAGCATATAAAGGTGTAGCCTCAGCTCCTTCTGGAGATTCAGAAACGTTTGTTAAACCATTCCAAACTACTCCTTTTGAATATACACCGGCATTATCTAGTGGGTAAAGAACACCTTTACTTACACCAGTTTCATAAATTCTTTCACCGGATTTGTCCCATACTAATTTAGGCATAAATTATTTTCCTCCCTTTTAATAATATATTTCTATAACATCGTGATTAAAATTATCAGATACATAATGCCTATCATAACTAGAATATTTTAATTCTAATAATTTATCTATAACAACATTATCTGGTAATTTATCGATCACTATAACTTCATATCTATTATGATTTAGATATTTAATATTATCAGCTTTAGCATTAGTCTTTCTATTTTTAGAATATACTATTGCTGGATACTGTAATTTTAAATTTTCAGGAGGTTGATAATACACATTACTACTACCAAACAATTCTATTAATTTGTTGTGGAATTCTATTCGAGTTTTACTCATTGTATACACCTCCTGTTGATATTAATAGTCTAGGGTACTGAACTTCGACGTTTGATATCTTCCATTTAGTACCCATATAGACTATGTATCGCATATGTTGGAAATTCTCACTGGCGAAAGGATCAGATATTATACTAAAAGTATTACTAAGATCAATATTATCATTTATATTAGCGGATTGTTGATATCTACTAATATTTCGAACAACATCTCCATAATAATCTCTTTCAATAGATTGTTCTTGCCATACACCAGGTTCGATTTCTACTGTTTTAATATATCCTATTTTTCCATAGAATTTCGCCATGTAGATCCTCCTTTATTAAGCTTCTTGTAAAGTTAATTCAGATAAAGAATATTCTTTAACTAAATCCCCACAAGTAACTTTTACTTTTTGTTCATTATTAGCTATTCTTAATATAATTATTCCATCAGCATCTAATTGTACTGGACCAGAGAATCCGTTAATTACCTCAACGAATATTGGTTCTCCAATATTGGAAATGTTATGAATAGCTAAATAATTACCAGATTGTTCTTCTGTTTTAGAACTAAATCCTGTATAACCAGTAACATATTTTAATGTTCCAGTTATTTTATCTTCTCCTATTTCTATAGAATCTTGTAAATCTGATATGACTTTACCTAATAAATCTTCATTTGGAGCAATATTAGTATCTGTTACTAAATATTCTTCATAAGATTTTATTTGTTTAGGTGTAACAACTACTGAATTATTATCAATAGTTGGATATAGATAAGACACAACAATATCATCATCTATTTTTTCCATTGCTATACCGCGACAAGCTTTGTCGTGATCTATAACAACGACATCATTCATTTTAAAGATATGTTCAAGATTTTTGTAACTTACTTTATTAACAAAATCTTTGTCTGTATAAGCATATCCATCTGGTGTATCTTTAACAAAGAATTCAACACCTTCTACGTTTACATCAACATCTCTTTCTATATATGAAGACATGTTAATCCTCCCTTCATATTTATTATATTTTGAGTATTGAAATTTGATAAATTTATTTCTTTTAAAGAACAATCTC